ATATGTGCCATGCCTATGCGAAAAAACTTGAGAGTCCCTCCAATGTGACTTTATTCTTTTTCTTAGTCTTTGGATTCTTCACATCAATGGTGTGAGAAAGTTTTGGCATTGTGCTAAAGAACTTCTCAATCTCTTTAAATTGAGTTGAATTTAGTTGCTCAAGAAATTCTCTCACCTCCTGGGGACTTACATCACCAGTAGACCAAACTTCTTCTGCACTATAGATTTTATCAATACAGGTTCCAATAAGATCAAATGATTGATCCAAGTCAGGACTTTCAAATTCAAAGTTGTTTCTAATAAATTGGTCAAGAGAAGGATACTTCATATCCATTTGATATTGATCATCAAGTTTCACAGTCTTGGTGTGATCTTCATTTGTGACAACTTGAATATCATCCAGATTAATTGATACCTTTACCTCAGTCTCACCATCATCTGGACAGATAATATTCACATCTACTACCTCTCCTACAGATTTTCCTCTGATGTTTAAGAAGAGATATTCAATATCAAATGTTGGTGTTACAATTTTTGGTAAAGGCATAATATCCTATAAAAAAATCAGTGTGAATATTTAGGCAATATTTTGAGACCCTAAAGAAAAGTTGCCCTGATTATTAAAGAAGTTCAAAGATAAGGTTGAGTCTCTATCAGTGGTTCCACTAGTAGTATAAGGTTCAGTCACATATCTGACAAATGAAAAGTTCACTGTCAATCTAAGAAGGTCAGTTGGTCCATAACTAATTTCCATTGCATCCATTGAGATTGGAAATCCCTCAACCATAGTGTACTTTATGCTTTGACGTTCTGTATTATCCTTTTCAAATTTAAACAACTCAATTACACTCTGTGATCTATAACCACCTTCACCATCAGGATAATTCATTCTAAATCCATTCCTGAAGTTCTTATAGTCATTATTATCACCTCTTTCATTAATTTCTTTACCAGAAATATAGTCCATCCATCCTTCAAAGAAGTGTAGAGTTTTGTACTCAGGGTCAACAATCATTGACACTGCCATTTGCTCATCATACATTCTTCTATATGCCATCTTCTCACTGACACCCATGAAATCAGATTTAACTTCATGTGTGGCAAATGAAGACCCAGGTAGTTTGGCATCAATACATGAGAGATTAATTCTCTCTCTTAAATTTGTCCCCTTGATTCCAACTCGCTTCTTTTGTTCAATATAAGTTATTACAGGTCCAGGCAAATTAATAGACAGATGATAATTTGAAGTTGTTGCTGAATGCATCAACTTTGTAATTAAATCTTCTGTTTTAAAAGATCTTATTCTTGCGCCAGAATCAGTGGCCATCTATAAATAAACTTAATTACTATTACTATGTAGACAGGAAGTGGGAAAAAGTATAAAGACAAAATATAAACCCACCAACCCCAACAAATATATGGGGAACCCTGACAATATAATCTGTAGAAGTTCTTGGGAAAGAAGGTTTTGTAAAGAGTGTGATACTAATCCTAGTATCAAGAAGTGGGCAAGTGAAGAGTTTTCAATCCCTTATGTATCACCTGCTGATGGCAAGGTCCATAGATACTATCCAGATTTCTTAATTGAAAAGACAGATGGAAAGAGATATATTATAGAAATCAAACCTGACCATCAAACAAAACCACCTGAGAAGAAAAGTAGAGTCACAAAATCATACTTATATGAATGTGCAACTTTTGAGATAAATAAAGCCAAGTGGAAAGCAGCATCTGAGTTTGCCAAAGATAATGGTATTGAGTTTCAGATAATGACGGAGAATCAAATCTTCCCAGAAAAACATTATACTAGGAAGAATTATGGATCAAGAGGAGTATCTAGAAAGCGCAGAAAATAGATTAGAGTATATTGTAGATGATATCATCAACAAGTCTACTGCTGATGATAGAATGGTGGCTCTTCTTGAGGTTCTGACAGAGACAGAAGTTGTTCCTGATGTTGGTAGATACTACACCTTTGTGTATCAACCAAAGACACCAAGAATAAAATATGATCAAAACCCACTGATTGCTTGTGTATCAGTAGATAGATGGGGATTTAGGGGATTGAATTATCATTGGGGTAAGTTTAGAAACTATACTTGG